TGAGTGAACTTGTCCCAGCTTTTGTTGATCTGGGGGAGACGTAATAGGCAGACTCCAGCTCATCACCCGACAGACCAAAGTCAGACAGAACGCCTTGCGTCAGCTCAGCCTTCCGCGCCATCAGTGCATCACTGCCCGGCGCCATCTGGCTCAACGAACCTGCATTCAGTGCAAGCTCTGCATTGAACCGAGCTGAAACCTCACCAGCAGCAAGCTGTGCCAATGCACGCCTGCGGCCAATCAGCTTCCAGGGGTTTGCTTCCTTGGCGAGGGTTGCGCCAATCGGGTCAACCTTCGCAAGCGCGGTGATTGTGCCCGCTGCATCCGCGGCACCAGCTTCTTGGTTCTGCTGCATCTGCAGCTTTGCCCTTAGCTGCTCGTTCTTCAGCTCGTCGTAATAGCCACTTTCAATGTTGCTAATGGCGTACTGGCGAAAGCCTTTCTTGACCGCATTGTCGAGCTGCTTGCTGAATGGCTTCAGCGCAGTCGTCAGCTGTTCCCACTGGTTAAACCCAGCAACGCTGCTGGTGCCAGCTTGCTGTTGAGTGACAATCCCGCGGCCGATCTGGACCTGTGATTGCTGAGTCGGTCCAGCGATATTGCTTTGCCCAGGCTGAATAAATGAATTCAGCGGGCGAGCTTGAGGCTGGATCTGGCCATTAAAAAGACGTTGTGCCATGGCTCATCAACCTCCCAGGTAGGACTGAATTGAATTCAGCAGCGCTGCGCCGCCAGGCCCTCCGACCCCGCTGCCTGGAGTGCCAGGGCCAGAGCCAGCCGTCGGCGTCTTCAGAGCGTTCATTGACGAGTAGGTGGAGAACCCAGTCGCGACACCGCCCAATGCAGCGGCGCCAAGGTTGGTCAAGAACGCTGCCTGGCTTGGCGGTGCGCCCACCCTGCTTGGAGGCGGCGGCGAGATCATGGTCGGCAACGGCGGGAACGGCGCTATCGGATCCACCACTTCCGTCGGGTTGTAGAAGTCTTGGCTGTTCCAACGGCTCAGGTACTGCGTCACCGCGCCAGCCTGCGAACGGGTGTACTGCCGATCTCGAATCTTTTTGTTGATGCTCTCCAGCGTCATCTGATCACCCAGCTGCGCGGCGTAGTTGTTGACCATCCGATCAACGCTGTTGCCCTCGACGTTCATCGCCTGCACTGAGGACCGAGCCTGCAAAGCCCGCCAGGTGTATTGCTGCTGAGCTACAGCTGCGGCCATCTCCGCCTCCATGTAGCCATCGGAAAGCGCAGATGAATCGCTGACGTAAGCAGCGCCAGCGTTAGCTCGCGTCTCAAACACCAGCTGGGCCTGCTCGGCTTCCTTCAGAAACTCCACATTGCGCTGGGAGTTCGCAAAAGCCTGCTGTTGGTTGTAGTTAAACGTGCTCTCCCAATACTTGTACTTGGCATTGGCGTCTGACACGCGAGCGTTCAGGCTCGCCTGCCACGTCGAGAAACGATTGTTGGCCTGCTGGAAAGCAAGGTCATCGGCGTACTTCTGCTTGGCAGCAGCGTTCTGGCCAAACGCACCGAGCGCACCGGTGGCAGCACTCAACCCCCCACCAATAAGGGCCATCGTCAATGGTTCCATCAGGCAGCCCTCCAGAACTCAGAGAACAATGCAGCTGAATGACCCATTGGCCTGGGGTCAGCAACAGTGAAACCCAGATGTTTTAGCCACCGGATGCTCTCTGTGTTCTTCGCGTAGACATCATTCCCGATGGGCATCCCAGCGACATCTAAACAGTGTTGAACCCATTCTCGCCCTTCATTGCACAACTGCAAACGTCGGCGCTTTGTCGCGGTCAATTCGTCGGTTCCCAGCATCCAAATCCGGTCTCCGTTCAATCCCGTGAGGCCTACAGGCTCGCCAGCGTCCGTCTCAATGCACCGACAGATGTCGCTGGACTCCCAACTGCCCACCACCGCTTCCATCGGATCGGACTGATGGCTCAGCCAAACCTCAATCCGATCAGCCTCTCGGAGGTTCCGAGCGATGGAAATCACCTTCTCTTCTGTCGGCTTGCCCCATCTCATTGCATTGACCTCGCTCTTGCTGTCACCAGTGCAATCCATTCACAGGTCGAGAACTTGCAAGGGATTGGCTTATCGCTCCTTATCTCAACAAAGATCTGTTCACCTTGCCCGTAAATCGGGACGTTGAACACACCTTCAAAGAAGCGAACACTGTCAGCATTGATTTCCGTCATCGGCGGCTTGCCGATTGCAGCGTTCCGAACAGCAGAGACCGTGCCGTCGTAGGTGTAGACGCCTCCTTCCCTGAACTCAGGGAGGACGTGAACCTCGAAGTAACCGGATTCGTGATAGCGAAGCTTTGCCGTGCGGATCTGCGTTCGCATCGCATTGGCCGCGGCCTTACCGCCACCGATCTCGCGGGTCATCTTGAACTTGGTGAAGCGATACCGGAACTCGTAGGGCTCACCGCACATCACATCAACGTTCCGCCAATCACCGCGAGCGACGATGGTGGTGCCACTGCTTGCCTCGCCAACCAACACGGGCCCTGTGCTGGCGGGGCTGGTCATGTCCCACATTGACCAGATCTGCGTTGTCGCCTTCATCTCGTAGGGGACGGTGAAGGTCGACTGCTTGGTGTATTCGTCGTAGGTGGGCTCTCCGATCCGCAAGGGCGCCGGCGTTGCCGTTGTGCTGGTGACACGACGATCAAGCAGCAACGCGTAGGGGGCGAAGCCATCTGTCTCTTCCTGCCTGTCCTTCACTGACATGCGTTCCAGGAACACGTCATCGCCGTACTGCACAAGCAGGTAAAGCTCTTCCTGCACACACAGCACCTGGAGGATTGCGTCAGCTCCTGTCAGCTCGAAATGACTCCAGCTGGACTGAGCACGCTCAACTCCACCGCCCTGGTTCCGATAGAAATACTTGTAGGTGTAAATCCGATTCCGATAGTCAGGTGAGCCCGGCGCACCTGTATGTCTCCCGCTAATCGCAAACACCGCGTTGCCGGTGTCGTTCACCGTCATCTTGAAAACCTCTGACGGGATGTAGCTGCTGACGTAACCCGTCAAATCAGCCGCATCAGCTGTCAACGCAGTTCCCGCACCGCGGACGCTGAACTCACGCATCTGCGTCCATTCACCGTTCTGCTGGGCAAAGATGATTCCACCGCCCGCCTGCTGCGGCCTGACGTTGGTATCAACCTCAAACTGCGTCAGCACTGTCAGCTGCGCTGTCTTCGGAGTCAGCACCGTCTCCGCGGCGTTAAACCTGAACTGGTACTGAGCAGAGAAAAGGATCAGCTCATCTTGATACGGGACGGCATAGCGAAGGATCGAAACCCTGTTGTTGCTAGCGACCAGATCGATTGGGTCGGTATCAAGAATCGTCGTGACAGTTTCAGGGAAGTATTTGAAGAACTCCCTGGCCTGGCTCAGGATGATGTTCTCATCAGCCAAGAAACCCAACCGGTTCTTGTAGATGAAAACGTCATTGATTGGGTAGCCAATGAAGCTGGGGTCAGGTGCGGTTTCATAATCACCGCACGTCCGCTGCCCCCATGACGGCACATCCCCAGGGATGCCAGAAACAGATTGGCCATTGGCAGGACCAAACCAGAAACTGCCGTCAGCTTTCCGCACCAGCAAATGCGGCATGGTGCTTGGATCAATCTTGTACTCAACGCCAGGGCTGACTGTCTCCAGCCATGCCCCTTCGTTGAATTCACCGTTCGGGTTTTTAACGTCCGCACCACGCGGCTCAAACTCGACGTAGTAATTGTCGAAGTTGTTGCCAGGATCTCCGGTGATCTCGACCTGATAACCGACCGGGGCAATCGTTGGCAGCTCGGTGAATGCCTGCACCGAACCCAAAATTGCGGTGATGTCAGCGTTAGATCTTGCGTCCGACACCTCAACCGAAATCGGACTATTCCCCCGGAGCCAGATGACAGAACCAACAGCATTCATCTGCAGGCCAGTGCCACCAAGGCCAACGATGATCGCGTCGGCAATCTCCTCAGAACTGATCCGGTTCTCCTGAATGTCAGTGCCATCACTGATCACCGGAGCCACAGGTGTCGTGACCTCAACGTTGTTCCCGTTGACATTCACGATGTACTTCTGGCCGTAGTTGGCCGCTCGCACCCAGATCAAACACTCATGCGGATAGGGCCGCGGATTCGACGGAGCTAGGTCCGTACTCATCTGCGTTGGCTTCGTCAGGTTGCAGATGAAAGTGAAATCAGCAACCGTGACCGCACGGACCTGCGACCTGGCGTCGGTGATGGAAGACAGGTAGTTGTAAGCGCCACTATCAGCCGTGACTGCCCTTTCGTTGCCGTCAAGATCAAAGACCTGAACAGCACTGTTGGTGATAACCGATAGATACTCCTCGCTCTGATCCCTCAGGATTGAATGGATAAACGCATCGCCAAACGGCGCAGAACTGACCTTGGCAAGAGTCCGCGTGAAGTCTCGCTTCCGTAAACCCTCAGCGATGGACGACACACCATTGATTTGAATTGCGCCCTGCGATGGGTCACGCTGCGCATCAGGTTGCTGGCTGATTCCCTGGACAAGATTGGGGATCGCATAAGAAACAAGATCAGCCAATTCGGGCACCTCCGAACATTCCGCGGCGCAATCCAGACTCTGCGCTGTAGGTCGGCATCGGCACGGAGAACGGGCCGCCTGTCAGTGAATTGGGCTGCGACTGGCCGTACTCAATCCTCATCAACTCAGCCTGCGCAGCCCGCTCATCCACTGCGGTGTAGTTGGTCAATGAGTCAGAACCGAGCATCCTCGATGCGAACACCCGCGCCGAACGGATCGTCGTCCATCGATTGAAAACTTCCGGGCTCTCATCCCACGACAGCAGCCAAATCACATCGGCTGTGATCGGGGCATTGATCGGGTCGATTTGAAAGCTTCTGTTCTTCTTGTCGTAGACCCTCGTACCCCTCAGCACGAATCGGCCGTCAAGTTGATATGGGTCCACATTCCACTTCGCCACGGAAGTCGGGATGTTCACCTCACCCGTTGTGGCGTCAACGTCAAAGGGATAAGCGGTCTCTGTATTCCAAGACCATCCACGCAATTGCCCTTCCTTGGCAAATTCCAACAGCGTCCGTTCTGCGATTCGCGCATCCTGTATCTGCTGGTTCTGCAGCGAATCCACCGGCATCTCGCCGATATTGGTCAGCAAGATATTGACGGCATCCAGCAGCGTCGTGCGCCCTGGAGTCATCGCCTCCTGAGTGTTCGCCATCTGTTGTCTGCACAGGTGATGCACTCATGGTAAAGCGCACAAAAAAAGGGGCCAGGTCCGAAGACCCAGCCCCCTCGTTCATGCACCCCAAACGTTG